CCACTATCAGAAGATGGAGGGGTCATAGCTGACGATTTAGTAGCTTTGATTGGACCAGGAGGAGTGGTTGATGGTTTCGAGGTTGTGATTGATAAGCAACGCAGGGGTTTCACTGAAGCCGACGTTATCGGAACAACTGTGATACAATCGAAAGAGTATATCTACCATATATTGAATATGGGAGACGGTCATGGATTCATGGCTTCGATTACTAGAATTAACCAAAATGCGGAGGCTATATGAACAATACAGTGCAAGATAGGTTTGAAGAAGTTAATGCTCCGAGCGAGCCGTTGACAGATTTTGTTTTTATGAAATATTACCCTAAACGATTGTCGGAAGTATTGAACGGTGGCACTCCTATATGTATGGAGTTTTACTATCAAGACGGCAATACTTGGTTAAAGATAAACGGCAACGACGGAAAGTTTGCAGTTTATCAATATATGCGAGCCAACGGAAAACTACCGAAGTTTATGTGTGAAGAAATGTATGCACATTGTGTAGCCGTTGATAGGCTGTGGGTTGAGGATATGGCGGATAAGTTTGAGGAGATATCATGAGCGATACGATATACGAATTTTATTTAGAAAGTAATTATCTCGAAGCAGGGCATATGTTGATTTTTAAAGGCACTCTCGCAGACTTTATACCTGTCGAGCAGAAAATAGGTGAGTTGTGGGCTATGGTGATAGATTCACAATTAAGTTTACTAGAGCGTAAAGAAGGTGGTGGTTATCCGATTAATCAATTAACCGAAGACGAGGTTATGCTCAACTGGGAAGGTTGCGATATATACGCTGTAACAGCAGATGATAAGAACAAGTTATATTATCTCGGTGATGGTATATTAGATACAGGTTAAGTCATGGTCAGTAACTAGGATAATAAGGAGAAGCGACTAGTCTAAGTAACGAAGAGTGCAAGAAAAAGCTGACCGCCTCCAACGACCCTCGCTTCATGCGGGGGTTTTTTACGTTCGATATAGTCTAGGCTTGCTTTACTTTCCTTGGTAAATCTAAAGTATAATATAAGGGTAAAAAATTACTTTTACGATTTTAATAGAAAGGAGAAATTTGAATGAAAGATATTAATAAACTAGAAACTCTTGACGAGTTGTATGAAAAAGCTAGAGAGGCTGACAACTTTGATTGGCTAGAAGACCTTCATACAAACAAAGACTGTTGGGAGAAGACGGAATGTCCGTTTAATTCGGAAATATTTACTTTTGCTGACGACGATGGCTACAACGAGGTCAGAGGTTACTTATCGGATTATGACATTAAGACTGTAACGACTGAATGTTTAACTGTTGATAGAGTAATGACAGACGAGATGGGAACACGTAAAACCACTTGGGAGATAGACGTAGAAATGTTCGTTTATAAAAACTATATATACACTATATCGAGCGAACATATTGTCGATGCTCAAACATTTACTTGTCAGAGTATAATGAGAAGACCGTTAAATTTAGATTTTACTAAAAGTTAGACTCTCTACTAAATGCCCTCGTGTCGTGGTCAGCGGCTCGGGGGTTTTTTATTATTGAATGTATCGTATTAGTGTTTTTAAAAATAAAAAATTTTAATGAAAGAAATTTACAAAACTACTAATATCTCTAATATAGTAATAGAATCGTTCTGAAAGTCTCTTTGCTACTGTGTTTCTTTAATTTACGAAAGTAATAGATTTGCTATTAGTTATTACAAATGAGTGGTAAGATACCTAGAGGGCACGAGAAAAGTAATTTAGAAATTATCTTTTTTAATAATATTGTAATATCATTTGCTACAGCGAGGTGTTATAATGAAAAAACTGACTTATACCAATTTAGTGCCAACCGAAGACGGTAAAGCTTTCGTAGATCAAAACGGTAAGATATGGCAACCACTCAACTCAAAACAAAAAAGATTCTGTAAAGAGTATATTAAAGGACAAACAGCTACTGAATCAGCTATTAAAGCAGGCTATACAAAAGATAGAAAGGGTGCTAAGACACAAGGAAGCGTATTACTCAATCATAACCCAGTCGTGCGAAACTACCTCATAGACTTGGAAATCGCAGCCTCAGAGAAGGAAGCAGTTTCTCTAGAGAATCACCTGTCCACTCTACACGACCTACGAGAAGAAGCCAAGGACCAAGGACAAATATCCGCTGCCATTACCGCCGAAGTACATCGAGGCAAGGCAGGTGGACTCTACATCGATAGGAGAGAAATATTGACTGCAAAAATCGATCTAATGTCCAAGGACGACATACTCACTCGGCTCAAAGAATTGATTGCAAAAAAGACCGACAATGTTATCGAAGGCGAGTTCACCAAGAAACACTGAGCGACGGAGCGATTGAGCGACTTTCGTAGCTATCTTTTAGTGCTTTACTTTGGTACCAATCTCTGGCATAATAACTTTGTTATTTAGGCGGTTATAGGTTTAACCCCCGATTATCTAGAAAGGAGAAAGTTATGTCTAAGATAGATAAAAACTTCACCGCAGCGAGCCAAAAGGGAGCTGTAAATTATAACGCAGTTGTTACATTGATAGCGACGCCTTCGGGTAAATTCCCAGCACAAGCAGGGAAAATTATCGAAGCTTTACTTACTGCGAAAGACTACAGTCTTACAGTGGGTGAGTTAGTTGGGACTGACGGCTCAACGGATTCTGCTTTATTAAAAGCGGGATTGGTTACAGTCCAAACGCCGATGGATATCTGGTCTCATTACAGAGCTAGACTAGTCGACGAAGGATTGGTTACAATTAGCTAATTCTTGATTGGTTACAAAGGGCGACTTCGGTCGCCTTTTTTATGCTCTACTCTAGTCTATCGCTCTACTCTATCAATCGCTCTATCGCTCGCTCGCTCCGTCTCCTCTACCTCTACCTTCTACTCTATCTATCAATCGCTCTATCTTTGTGTTTTCGTTCGTTCGTTCGCTCCAGGAATCCAGGAAATTGAAAATGTTGAGGGATTAACTAAGTTAGTTAACTTAATTAACTTAATATATAACTTAACTTAATTAATATTAGCTATTGACATTAAGCTAAATATCAGGATAATAAACAATATGAATACAGAAAAAAAGGTTAGCACACCTAAAAGTGCTGAGGTTAAAGCAACCAAGAAACAGAACGCTAAAGAAGTAAGACAAGCTATTAATAATATTGATAGTCAAAAAGCTCTTATTGATACTAACTTTACTGCTAAGTCTGGTTATATACCTAACGCAACTGTTAAGTTATTAACAACAGATCAAGCTCACTTGCTACCACAACAAGCACAATGTTTTATACAAACATTAGCTAGTATAGATGGTCATACTACAACTGTTGATGAACTATGCGGTGGTGATGTTGCAGGTGAAAGCCTAGTGTATAAATACTCTAACTTTAAAACAGTACAAACTGCTAGTAGAGTATTTAATCATTATAGAGAAAGATTAGTTAAAGAAGGTTTTATAACTGTTAGCTAATTAAATTAACTTACTATTCATATAAGGGCAAGTCTATACTTGCCCTTTTTTTGTGCCTATTTTTTACCCCCCTATACCCCCTAGACCTACGCCGCCGTCCGTGCCCTCCGCCGTCCCTTAGTTTCAGCCTCAAAATGCTATCTACTTTACAAATAAGTCCCTAGTGAAAAAATTTTGCAAAAAAATTTTTATGAATTATACTTTTGCTATGTCTTTAGTTATTTAACAGGAGTCATACATGAAAAAATTA